GCATCAGATGAGACCTGAGCACCAATAGCAGTAATTTCTCCAAATTGTGTGTTAACTCGGCTTACATCACTTGAAAATTTATCCTGATCAAAATCCTTAAAAACATCAACTGCTGTTGCGACCTCTGATTCCATTGATTGATAGTAACGGAGAGTTTCAGCAACATCCTGAGCTAAACCCTGAACGGTAATTCCATCGTGAGCAAGAATCGCGTAACCAGTTCCGGCAGGAACGGTATCAGAATTGGGGTTATAAACATTAATCTGAGTATCACTGATAATTTCAGAGATGGTGTAAATTTGTACTGGTTCAGTTTTAAATACGATGGTTGCACCAACTCTAATCAGTGTAAGGGGCGCCTTCCATGTTGTCCCTACGCCAGTCACCTCGCCATTAGCGGCCAGAGACGCTGTTCCTAAGTCATAAATTGCCATTGTGTAAAGTCTCCATTTGTAAAATAGCACTAATTGCTAATTTGGATTGTAGCATCTTTAAGGCATAAAAAAACCTCCCGAAGGAGGTTAACTATTCAATAAATCACTCGCTTTATATATCTTCTTCCTGATACCGCTCTTGAATGAGTATTCATCATTTGGTATTACCACGTCAACGTTCCTGTCATCCGCAACGCAAAGCAATTCCCTATCAAGCTTGCATGCCACTCTCAGCTTGTAGTTTCTAAGCGCATAAGCAACCATCTCCATGTTGTAGCTAGAGTGGCAAACAAGCACACAGCGTTTGCCAGTAGCAAGATGAACGCGAACACCATCAATCCAATTATCGACCAGATAAGCGTACTCATCATCTTTAAAGGTGCCAATAACAGCAATAGACTGGCGAGTATAATCTTTTGCAGCATAACTAACACCCCCTTCTTCATTGATAAACATTACATTGCACATTTCTTCTGATATGCCGTCACTATAAGCCATAAAGCACGGCACTGCGTGTATTAGTTCGCCTGATTTTGTCCTGCCAGCATCAAAACCAAACTCGCTATAAATACCCTCGTATATGCTGAGTGGAGTAGATTCTACTCTCTCAGTCCTTTCCATTATCTCCAGGCATCTTTCGTGATCAATCTGTGCGCCCATTTTGTAGAGCTGGGTTCTTGATGCTTGCTTGTTTGCTTTAACTATAACCTCAATTGGTGTTAAGTTCAGCCAGTCACCAAGCAAATTTACTGAATCGGCGAAGGACGATCCAGTGCACTTCATGACCCATCCTATACCGGAGTCACTTCCGCATTTCGAACAAACTGCCGCGCCATTTCCTTTTTCACTGCCTATTTCGTCGGTAAATCTGAATCTGTCAGTGCCAAAGCAGTATGGGCATGGTCCGTGCTTCTTACTTAGGTGTCTATCATTCCAACCAAGTTCCTTTGCATAAAATGATTTCCACAATCCGGCCATCTTAGGTATAACTTCATTCTTATCGTAATTCATTTGCTTAACCCGTGATTTTCGTGAAAGTTGTATTTTCTCTCTGCTTCAATTCTTACTTTATACGCCTGCTCTGGAGTATCGAAGTTCCCAAGGTGTAGATGCTTGCCGTCAACCTTGATGTGAGCCTTAAATTTTCCGTGATTTAGCTTTGCCACTCCACAATAACCATTTGTTGATAAAACGCTAAGCTTGCAATTTCTTGAGTTACCTTGATTTGTTGTTACTCTTAGGTTTTCTATTCTGTTATCTAATTTGTTATGGTTTATATGATCAATGTAGTCGCCATTTTGAAGCTCTCCATTAAACATCTCCCACACAACTCTATGTACATAAGTCCTAAAGCCATTAACAGACACTTTGTAATAGCCAGATGTAGATAGTGAGTTGCACTCATCGCCAACCTTAACACGTCTTGCAGTGCTAATCTTCCAATGCAATTTGCCATCTACATAGTAAAAATAATCATGCCAGTTCATTTTCTTCTCTCCAATAAAAAAGGATGTACCGATTATGGCACATCCAATTCCTTACTCTTTAGCTTTTCGTGCTGCTTCGTTGGCGGCTTTAATTTTTCGCCACGAACGACACTCTGGCTTAGTGGCCAGTTCAGCCTCTGTAACCACGCGCAGCATGTGACGCTTTTTGCAGCGCAGAGTTAGCGGCTTGCCATTGCCGTCGAATTGCAGGTCTGGTCGGCAGAATGTGGCTCGAAAGCCTTCTCCATTTCGCTTGTAGTAGTTGTGTGAAAGCTGAGCTCCACGTGCCGATATCATTCCGCGCTTAAACCATTCTTCTACAGCCTGCGGTGTCACCTTTAGCTGCTTTGCGATATTCGCCTTTGTGCCGAAGAAATCAAGAACAATCTCCAGTCGCGCGCGTAGCCCGGCTCTTACTTCATCTTTTAAAACGTAGTAACCCGATGGTCGTTTTCGTTGTTTTTTGTCTTCAGTGCGGACAGTTCCGTTATTGCCGTTAATGGTTCGCTTATCAACTGCATTCATTTAATCACCTCAATAGCATTTTTTGTTAAACAATAGGTTCGATAATTGCTATTATACAGCAATGCAACGAACTAACAAACAGCTAGGATATTTAAAATGCTTCCAGTAGAGCGCTTAGTAGCCAACTTTGATCAAGAGAAGATTAAGCAGATTCAGAAGGATTATCAGTTTGGAGAAATCACGCCATACCCATTCCAGTGCGTGACATTCGACCAAATAGGTAAGCACATCGCTAAGTACGAAGCGCCATTCATAGCAGACCTGTCGGTATCGGCAGGTAAGACAATCATTCTTGCCATGATTGGTAAACGCATGGAGCAGCTTGGCCTTCCTTACATGGTGCTTTCTCGCCAGTCAGAAATCATCAGCCAGAATGCTGAAGAACTCCGTAACTTCGGTATCCGTAATAGCGTATATTGCGCTGGCCTTAACGTTAAATCTGTTTACTACCCAACTATAGTGGCAAGTGAAGGAACGGCGGCAAACGGCTTGTTCAAGGGGCTTGGTGACTATGTTCCGGCAGTTATCGCTATTGATGAGTGTCACATGCTAAATCATATGGATATTGTCGAAGCCGAAGAGAACGAGGAAACGTTTGAGCAGATGAGCACCGCAAAAGGTGAGATGGTTTTCAAGGATGGTGAATACACGGGGTTAACTGGTACAGGTCGTTCGCAATACACTTTAATCATTACAGAGATGAAACGCCGTTGCCGTGAGAAATACAAGCGAGAACTACGTATCTTTGGTCTCACTGGTAGCCCATACCGTGATAACAATCATATCGTGGTAAGTAATCCTAACATTCGAGGATTTTGGCGTAAGACGGTTATGCAGGTTCCAACCAATTACCTGGTGGATTTGGGTTTTGTTGTCCCAACTGTTTACGGTGAGGTTGGTGATTTGGGTTATGATCTTGCTGAATTTGCGCCAGATGGTGATGATGGAATCAAAGACTTCAGTAAGAAAGAAATGGATGCGATGCAGGAAAAAATTCATCAAAACCAGTCCATGACGCAAAAGATTATGCAGTTCGCAGCCAAGTTTATGGAAACTCGTAACGCAGCGCTAGTAACTTGTTCAGGCAAGCGGCATTGCGAGGAGGCAGCCGCGGCGCTTCCTGATGGCGTAACCTGGGCTATAGTAACTGACTCTACTGGTGAGAAAAAACGTCGTGAGATTCTTTCTGACGCAGCTGAAGGTAAGTATAAATTCATCTTTCAGATTGGTTGTCTCACAACCGGCGTGAACGTCCCGCCATGGGATACGTCAATAATTCTTCGGAAGGTTGGAAGCATCACGTTATTGATTCAACTTTTGGGGCGAGGTATGCGGATTCTTAAGAAGAAGCATAAGGAAATGGGAATGGTTAAGGATGATCACGTGGTGCTGGACTTCGCTGGTACTCTTGATGATATGGCAGAATTGTACTTTGACCCAATTATAGAGGAGGTGCAAGACCAGAAATTCAAGTCTTCTAGTAAAGGTGGTGACGAGCCAAGGGTATGTCCAGCTTGTAGCTATGAGAACTCGCCATTTGCTCGTCGTTGTAATAATGTTATCGAAGGTAAAAGGTGTGAGCACTTTTTTCAGTTTCGTACCTGTGATGATATTGAAGACACGCAGACAAAAGTTACTATTAAGAAAGGTTGTGGTGAGAAGAATGATATTGCTGCTAAAAACTGCCGTTGCTGCGGAGAAATGCTTATTGACCCTAACGCAAAGCTGTCTGGAAAGATGTATCGACAAGGGGATTGGTTGAGAGTTTACGGATTCAGTATTGGGTTAACTAAAAACCAAAACGGGATCGTTGCTCGCTATGAAATCATGGCTCACAGCGGTGACAGGTTTGTTGCTTACGAAACTTTCTTTCCAGAGAGTGATCATCGCGTTTGCTCTGTGAAGTGGAAGGCGTTTTGCCAAACTCACATCGCTAACAAAACAGAAGCATTTCGCATCGGGAGACTGCGTAATGCAAGAATGATTATGACTAACGCAAGTCAATTTCGTGAGCCTTTGCGGGTGACTCATAGAAAAAATCAGAAAGGTCAGGATATCATTGCAAACAAATCTTTTACTATGGAGGATTGATTATGAGTGCATTAGCTTTAGCTATAAAGGAAATGATTGAAGAAGACATAAAGAAAAGAAACTATGAGACTATAATGTCCGTCTCTGATAATGTTTTTGAACATATACTATATCATGGGGTAACGAGCGAGGATTCCTGTTGTGCAGGTATGGTGTACAATGGCATTTACCTTAGTGAGCATGAAATAATCTCAGCTTACTTTTCTAGAAATCAAGATGCGGAACCATTATTTTGAAAATCACAGATAAAGAAGATTACATTGAGTTTTACCCTGGTGCTGTAAAGTCATGCCCAAAGGAGGACGACGAACAGATCTTTTGCTCTGATTGGGTTAAGTATCATTACCCTCAGATTGTTTACTGGCACACAGTTAATGAAGGGATGAAATCAATTGGGTCAGCAAGGAAGGATGCAGCTAAAGGGCTCCTTAAGGGCGTATCAGACTGCTTATTCCTGATACCTGAATCACTTCGCGGAAAGTACCCTTTCGGAGCCATAGAGCTAAAGAGGGCTGGCAAAACCCAGGCTAGCACAGTCAGCGACGAACAAAAGTCTTTCCTTAAAAGCGTAAGAGAATCAGGTGGTTTCTCCGCTGTAGCCTATGGGCGCGAAGGTTTTCTTGCAGCATTCAAAGAAATGATTTCAAAATAGCACGAATTGCTAAAGACGAATTGGTGAGTTGGTGTATTATCAACTCATCGAAACGAAACAAGCAAAGAGAGAAAGAAAATGGCTACTATCTATACTGGCAAAATGTACGAATCACGCAAAACTGGTTATGTGTACGAGTTGGTTATCACTGAAGGCGGTTATGTGCTTGATGATAATTGTGGTTACTCATTCGAAGTTAGCCCAACCTACAAAGATGATTTAGAAACTGTTAAAAACGCATTCGGCGAAAAATTTGATGAGGTATCAGAATAATGGCTATCTTTACTTTTGAAAATCAATGGGAAGTGTTTAAGTTAATGGCAGTTCATGAGCTAAAGAAATCTGGTTATAACAAAAACCCATGGGACTTAGCACTTTGTCTTGATATGAGCTTTGAAGAAGATTATTTAAATACCGATATTGATACATGGCGTGACCGTATAATTGCTGATATCGAAGAAATGAAAAAGGATTGCCTGGAGGATTTTGAGTGATGAAAATAGTAGACAAAGAGATGTTCGAGATTGCACAGGTTTACGCAAGTGACGCTGTTAAGACTCGATCAGAGTATTGCTGGATGTGCGCTCGAGAATACTTAAAAATGGCTTACGGCCTATGATAGTTGAAACCGGACGCGCCGCTGTATGGGCGCACTGTGGAGAGGCGGGTTTGCAAGATGACATCAAGAAAATATCTAAATACTTCGATATTCAAGAAATCAGCGTTGTGTACGGCGGTAAATTTTCATATATACAAGATCGTCCAAGGAAATATGTGAGAGTTAAGCCTGGTGTGAGTATTGATGTTAACGATTTCCTGAAATCTCAGGGATGCAAATTTAAGATAACGAAGGTTTAAATATGTTAGGTTTAGATTTTCAGCCAGAGCATTACGATTTAGTACATGGGCAAAGTGGAGCAAAGTTCAGAGCGATACCTATTGCTGACTGGTTTCCTCCTGATTATGTGGATGTGAACGCAAAAACTAAAGACGGAAAGTGGGTGCAGATTTACTATTCTCCAGCTTGTGGAAACCTTTGCATGACTGACTTAGATCAGAAATTAGCAATTAGTGCTGAGATGATTGATTATTGGTTAAAAGAGGTTGAATGAGAGCACTAACACTAGTAGCATTAACACCACTGTTTAGCTTTATTATCTTATACTTTATCGTAATGAATTAAGGAACTTAAAAATGGCAACTGCAAAAATAACCAACGAACAGCTTCGTGAAGAACTAGCGAGCGGCATGACTAACAAAGCAATAGCAGAGAAGTACGGTATGAATATTCGCAATGTTGAATTGCGTCGTAGTAAGCTAGCTAAGGCTGGAGATGGGCACGGTAGAGATGTAAGCAACCTTATTCCTCAAGGTTATGCAGTTAAGGGTGTATCAAGTCTTATTGGTGCTGATGGTGAGATTAAGCAGCAGTGGGTTAAGTCTGACATCGACAAAGAGAAGCAAGAAGAGATGATGTTTCAGGCTATTGAAGCGCTTACTGATGAATTGCCGCGCGAGAAGCCTAGAGCATTAAGAGTTGGTTTGTGGGAAGACACTTTAAGTCTTTATCCTGTTTTTGATATGCACATTGGAGCAATGGCGCACCATGCAGAATGCGGGGAGAATTACAGTACTGAAATCGCAGAGCGTGTCCTTAATGATTATTTTGATTACGCTGTTGCTAAGGCTCCTTGTTCTAAGAAAGCAGTATTGCTGATTGGTGGCGACTTCCTCCACTCAGATGGATTGGAAGCTGTTACGCCTACTAGTCATCATGTGCTGGACCAGGATAGCCGATACCATAAGCTTGTTTACGTAGCGGTTCGAGCGACTCGGCGAGCAATTAGCCGGATGCTTGATAAGCATAAAGAAGTTGAAGTTCAGATTATTCCAGGTAACCACGACCTTTCGGGTATGATTTGGTTGCGTGCAGCAATGGCGGCATTCTATATGGATGAGCCAAGGGTAAATGTTGATGCTTCACCTGCTGCGTTGCACGTAACTCAGTTTGGCAAGACGCTTCTTGGATACTGTCATGGTCATGAGCTTCGCAAGCCAGATACTCGCTTATCAACTTTGGCACGTGACCACCGCAAGGCGTTTGGTGAATCAGAATATGTTTATACCCATTCGGGCCATTATCACCATCAAACGATTACAGAAGGTAACTTGGGTATTGATGAGTCTCATGGTCAGCTTGGTGCGAAAGATGCTTACAGCGCAAACGGTGGTTATCGCTCTTATCGCCAGGCGTCTGTAATAATCTACAGCCCTAAATTCGGCGAGATTGGTCGATTCACTTGTCGCCCAGAAATGTTTAGCTAATAGCACTTTTTGCATAACCAATGCCGTAGAAATGCGGCATAATCACCGCATCGAAACTAGATAAACTAAACGAGTAAACACAAAATGACTAAAATGATTTATTGCACCAAAAACAATTCCAAGACCCTGCCATTTACAGTCAACCAGCCGTACAATGCAGAGTACCAAGGTGACGGATATTACAAGATTTACGGCGACGATATGACGTGGATTTTAGCGCCGATTGATGGTTCGTTAGTTGAATTTATTATCGCAGATTAACACATCAAAAACATAGATTTGCAAGCGGGGGGCCTTTTGGCTCCCCTTTTTTGTGCTTACAATCCACACTTGCCTACTGTATTATATTTACACTATCTATTGACAAATTAGGATTTAAAGGTGATCACGTGAGGGAAGTAATTAACGCCGCTACGGCATCAACAGGTGGGGCGGCTGTAACTGGCGCCGCAACTGGTCAAATGACAATCGCAATAATCAGCCTTATAGCTCTTGTTGTTTTCGGGTTGTGGGGAGCTTACTGGAAGTTTAAGGATAGCCAGGCAATCAGGAAGGCGCTGGAGTCAGGAGATTTAAAAAAAGCTATCAATATTAGGAGTAAGTAATGAAGCAGAAGCTGGCAATTAGTGCAGCGACGGCAGCGGCAATATACATAGCAGCGCCGATTATTGAGCTTGTAGAGGGCGTTGAGTACAAGCCTTACATGGACATTGCAGGAATCCCTACGGTCTGTGCTGGCATTACTGGCCCTGATGTTGTATGGGGTAAGAGGTACAGTAACAGGGAGTGCCGGAATCTGCTTGAGAAGCACATTCAGATTCATGGGAAGTATGTTCAGGATGCGGTGACATACCCTATCTCTCCAGAAACAAGAGCGGCATTAATCAGTTTTAGTTATAACGTTGGCGGCTCTGCAATGAGGAAGTCCACGGCAGTAAGGTTTATTAACCAAGGTAAGATTGAGGAGGGTTGCAAGGCTCTCGGGATGTGGAACAAGATAACCAAGAATGGTAAGAAGGTTGTCGTCAAGGGGCTCGTGAACAGGCGCAACGAGGAAATAAAATTATGCTTAAGTGGGGTTGGAAAATGAAGGTTGTATTAATTGCTGCGGTGATTCTGCTTTCTGGTTGTTCGGCAACATCTGCGCTGACCGGGTTAATTGGTAGTAAACCAGAGATTAGTGCTCAGGCAGGTGCGGAGAACAATAAGGTTGGAGTTGGTTTAACGAGCAAGGTTGACTCCAGTAGCTCCAGTGAATCCACGGTTAAAGATTCCAAGGTTGGGTCGCTGGATAGCTCTAGCGGGAAAAAGACTTCTGACAACTCGATTAAGGCCTCAACAATCACTGCTGAGAAGATTGAAATCACCAACAATGATTCATCTGGAATTTATGAATTACTGGCATTAATTGGGTTCCCTCTGTTAATTGTTTTTAATGGCTGCTATGTACTTTATAGAGCAAACAAAAAAGCCCCGTAATGGGGCTATTTTTATGCAAATAATTCTTCGTCATTCATGTTTGCTATTTTCATCATCTCATTCACATAGGCACTAGACTTACCTTCAAAGCTCATAAATTCAAACTGGAATGGCCTTTTGCTCGAGCCTTTAGACCAGTACACACCATTAACTCCATCAAGATACCCAGCCGTAAGCATTCTCGCCATAAACTCCTTCGAGCAACTCGATGCAAAATATCTTTCATCAACCCCCGCAGCTTTAGCAATCCTTGCACAATCCTTGTGCTTGTAGATGAATCTTGCGAGGTGTTGGCGGTTGAAGTTTTTGCATCCTTCGCAGAACCTGTACACGTCGAGAAGAAACATAGGTTACCCCAGCAGTCTTGGATTGATGTAAATTTTATCACCAATCAGGCACGTATAGTTTTTTTCGTCCAGCATCGGAATCAAATGGTCCTTAATACGAGTCATGATTCCAGCTTGAGCTTCAAAAGGTTTAACCTTTCGCGCAGCTTCATACAATGAGCGAACACCAACGACACCCTTACCATTTTTTCCTTGCTTAATCAGAATATCAACCAGCTTATTCATCTCAGCATTATCACCGGCGTGACCAGCGGCACTAGCGGATGACAAATAAGTCTTGCTTAGTTCGTTAAAAATCATAACCGCCTCCTGCATTGTCTCAAGCTCAATCTCCCTGGACTTCTGGGGGCTCGACCCTGCTGGTGCGAACCAGTTACGAATAACGTGCAGCACAGAGGCGATACGAATTGCTTGCTTATCAAACTTACCTAGAGCGCCACGTAACATTGTGTGAGAGTACTTACCACCATCACCAAGGTGCGGTTCCATTTCCTGACGCGCGCGGTTCAGGTAACACATTGAAGAGGCACTTACAGTTAGTTTCACTTCGACTTCACTCATAATCTCATGAACGAGACGGAAGTAATCAGCCTTCAGCCCACCGTCAATAGCCTCATATGTTGAGTCACCATTCTCGTCAACAAACACGCGGTCTCCAAGGAATGACTTCTCACGCACAAGCAAGAAACGTTCTGACACACCGATACCACGCGCACCAGCATTCATGATCGCGTTGATGGTCTCATCCTGTGCGATAACAGAGATGCAGCCCATAGCGACAAAGCTCATGTTATTTTCAGCGTTCGCACGCGCAATAGAAACGTTACCAGCATCCCATGCTTTCAGCACAAGCTCGCTGTTCGTTTTCTTTGAGCCATCACCATAGGTCATGCCAAGTAGTGAGTTTACGCTCGTTGCCTCATCAGAGATTACTGCGAAGTTGCCCTGTCGGTTGTTTATTCGCGCAAGACCTTCCGGCGTGGTGTCGGATACGGGGAAAACGATATCGCACAGCTTTTCCAGCTTCTCTTCTAAATCTTCTTTTTCCTCAAAAAGTGAAGCCATCTCTGACGGAGATTTTTCCTGCTTCATCTCTTTGGATAATGCAGATAGTTTGGCAATAATCTTTTTGCGCTCGCGCTTTCGCACTTCATTAATCCGCTCAGTCTCAGCAATCATTGGGGCAATTGAAAGCGAGTTAATTGCTGATTTACCAGTTGATGGTGGCTGGCTTGTTACGACGTAGAGCGCGGTTGGCTGCTGATTTCCGTGATACTCAACAGTAAATCGACCAAGCATGGCGGCAGAAATGCACCCCAGAAAGTGCATATAAGCTGAAGACTCAGGGAATTGAACCGAACGAGCAATGTTAGCTGATAACTTGCCCACAACATCAATATCATTACCTAGTGAGATTACAGGGTACTTATCATTTGCAGCATCAATCTCGACCGGAGCCTTCCAGAATGATTGGGACTGTCGATAACCATTAGCATTAATAGCCACGCGAAGCGGTGGAAGGTTGTCGGTCGCAGCAATTGCCATAACCTGCTCAACAGATAGTTTATCTTCGTTGAAATCAAACATCTTAATACTCCATCTCGTTAATATGCGGGCATTATATAACACCCGCTCAGTATGTCTTTATCTTTTAGTGCTATTATGAGTATTTTGCTTCAAACCTGTAGTCGCCACAGATAGTAACAAATCCAACATCCTCATCCCTATATAGCTGCCAGGCGGTTCCTTCTTTGTCATAGATATATCCAGCGCGCTGACCAAGTCCAGCATGGATATCAACTTGATATCGCTTTCCTTCAGTGAAGTATTTGCGAATAGATGAGTGATGGTTAACCTTTGTACAATATAGAGTCTTGGTCTTGATGTATTTTCCGCGCTCTGTAAGATTCTGCCATTTTCCATTAACCTTAATCTGCTCTACACCATCTTTAACGCGGGCCTTGAACAAATTGTTATCGCTTGATACCCAGTTTTTTGTAATCGTAGTAGTCATTTTAAGCCCTCTCTTTCGTTTTCCACATGAATTTGTTAGGTACTGATTTGCGCACGATGCGCACGACTATCTTATCTGTCTTTTGTACCAGTCCGTAAATCTTGCCATCAAGTGACGCGCGGTACACTGCCTCTTCCATTGCGTCACAAAAGTTGTCGAACATTAGTGAGCCTTACAGTTGCTAGAAAATTTAGCACCAGCAAACTTTGAAGGGCCGCGGTTAGCGTTAATTGCTTCGTAAGTTTTTTTTAGTGTCGCGAGCATCAATCACTTCAACAACCATCATGGCAACCATCGGGAAAACTACTGCGATAACCATCATAGTTAAAATAATCATTTTCTTTACCTTTCGTTGTTTCGTTTCGATGGAAAGATAATACCGCATCCTTGCGATTTCGTTTTAGCAATTCGTGCTATTTCTTGCCTTTTCTATCGCCTTGAGCATAATCTCGTGGCTTTCCAGCAAGTCCTCACGAAACCAGTCACCACAAGGCCAGCCCTTTCCGCTATAGGCGCTGATGACCTCAAGATCGAAATAATTTATCTCAGATGGTAGTAGCATTATTTAGGCCTCCATAATGTATTCAAACTCTGATGTAAACAATGGAAGTTCCCTTCCTGACGTAGTTTTAATACTAACCTCACCGGACTCATACTGGCGCATAACTTCGTAAACACCTCCAATCTCGACTTCGTAGAAATCTTTCTCATACTTGCCGTGTTTCGTTGCAAAGCTGATTAATTTAATTTTCATTATTTCACCTCATCAAACGTTGCGATTCCAGGAATAAACATACCAAGATTCCAGCCAGCGATAGCAATCCATCCAGAATCGTGCTTGTGAGGTCTCTCAGCGCCATTAATAACCCATTCGTTCGGGATTGTCTTACCTTTAATAATTAGCGGCTCGGCGTCGTATACAGAGCCTTTAACGAATGGAGTTAATACTTTCTTGTCGGCGCTGGTAATGCAATTGGTGCAGCGAATTTTCATATTTCAATCCTCAAATAAATGGTAAACACTCGACGCATCCAAGTCCATCGCAGCACAGGAATTCATCATCTGACTGGAATTGCTTAGCTAAATTAATATCCAACTTTCCGCGCACCACAAGGTCGGTGTAATCCTCGTTAAGCCCAATCAGTGCGCATTCGTGGCGTAACTTATCTTTATAAATATTTATATCTGTACCCTCATTTGGTTTGTACCGGATGTCGTCCGGCGGCGATATAATTTATTAGTGCTGCTTTGCTGTGTAAAACTTCCAGTCATCCTGGACTTCAATCAATGTACCTTTGGCGATCATTGAGTTGAGGCTATCTTCAGTAAGGAGAGTTCTCAACCAGGTGTATTTGTTGCCTACTCGAACATTGCCACAGTTATTAAACACGCTACCGTTTACCAACATCATCTCAACGCCTTTTGAGCCAGGCTTAGTGAAGAGACGTTTTTCTGTTTTAGTGGTCTGAATGCTCATTTTTTTATCTCCGGTGTGTTCGTTTCGTTTCGATGAAGTAACTATACGCCATCCTTGGCATTGAGGTTTAGCAATTCGTGCTATTGCGTTCGATGTATGCATTAATTTCTTCAGAAGTTTCCATTGCGGAGCGGAAAGCGCCTTTTGCGTGGCGAGCATCACGGAATGACTGGAAGAATTTACGAGCAACGTTTGCGAACATCGCGCCAGTTATACGAGCATCACCGAAATTAGTTTCGATTGAGTTACTGATGCCATCACGGAACTCATTCTCAGTCATGAACATTTCAGCAATTTCAGCGGTGGCGAAAAGGTCTGCCAGTGATTGCATATTTTCGTGGTCAGCTTTAGTGAAAAGGTTCATGTTAATCATTTTCGTGTCTCCGTGAGTTCTTCGTTTCGATGGAGTAATAATAGCAAATCACTCCTGATTGGTCATTAGCAAAAAGTGCTATTCGTTGGATTTATTGATTCTTGCAGATATTGCAATGATTCACCTCATTATTGCACATATAGCAATATTGTATCTGATGCAATGATGTTTTTGATTGTTGCGAATTTAGCAATTATTTGTGTGGGAGTGAATGAATAGAGGAAGGACTACCATACAAGTTGATTTTGATTCTGGCTGAGCCATTTTGGATGTACACGTTACCGAAGTTATGTTGTGTAGATGCACCCACCCTCCGTAGGAATGCTGTACGCCTATAACGCGCAATTACGCAATGGTTACATAATAATATCTATATATATCAACCTTTTACTTTATTATTATTATTATTATTATATATATGTATATCTTGTATATCTGTCATATGGGGAGGGTCGATAGTTTTTTATGAAAATGACTATATTTATCTATATTAATATATATAGGTATACCCCCGACATTTCCGCGGAAATTCATACACACGACATTTACACCGCTTCTGGCGCGGCTCTCAGAGTGGTTTGGCGTATCTGGCTGAAAATAACATGAGATAACACTTGATAACATGTAGATGTGTGATACTATGGATGCATCTTAACGAAGAGCAACCAATCAGGAGTAATAAGAATGTCAGAACGTAAAGAAGCAGTAAGTCTTGGTGAAGTAGCTCGCTACATGGCGACTCAGGCTTTAAATAGCGACACGAAATCATTTGCAGTACCAGTGCGTATGATTGTTCGCCAGGTGTACGGGCTTAGCAAGGAGGAAATTAGCAAGGTTTATGATGAAGACCTTAAGCCGGATGGTAAGTACAATCTCAATAAGCTGAAGTCCTCATACGTTTCAAACACAGTAAGTCGCATGCCTGAAATTAAGGCTGCAAACGTCAGGTCCATGTTCTCGATAAAGGATATGGAGTTTAATGGTGAGGAGGTTCGTTCTGCGGTAATCTCGCTTGTTCCTGGTGCAATCAATCATGGCTCACGAAGCAAAGCAGGGGAAGAGAGGGAGGCGGCTATCATTGAGAAGTTCAAGAAGCGACTTCTTGCAGTTACTCCGAGCGTAATCCACCTGAAAGGCGAGGAGCTTAATGGCGCAATGTTCGCACTAACCGCTTACCAGGAACTTATCAAGGAGACCAAATAATGGGAATGTTTGATTTCAATGATGTGAAGCTAAGTGGCGAGGAAATCGTAAGAATTGCGCAGCGTGATGGTTACTCAATTCTTCGCGTGGCAATCAGTAATAACTGATATCGGCAAACTCAGCGCTTCTGGGGTCGCCCTGATGCATCGTCAATCTACAAAGGTAGCGAGCATGCGGTTCTTGTTAATCTAATTAGGAAAATGGGAAGAAACGGGAAAAGGGGTGCTTGGTGTTAGGTCATTATACGAAGGCCTCAGGAAATCAAAACCAGTTGATTCACGTAATGTCAGACTAATGGCGAGGCTTCAGGAGGGACTTATCCCAGACCTAGAGAAGATGAATCTCGTCTGCATGATTGGTGATAAGATTTATGTTCACCCTGCAATCCTTGATGAGTGTTGGGAACCTAACTTCAAAGTATACGAAGGTGAGCATCCTAGTAGACTACCATACCACTTGCGTTACAGTGAGGAGGAGGTTGAGATGGCTATGAAGTTCTATCGGAAAGCTAAATTACTCCTGACTGGGAAATAGCACTTTTTGCCTAACGTAATAATGCCAAGGATGGCATAATCATCTCATCGAAACGAGAGATGCAAAGGAAAAATAAAATGAACAAGACAATCACACTGCAATGCATTAAGACAAATAACCCAGAATTTATTAAAGTTCACAAATATTTAGCAACCCTGGTAGACGGTAAAACATGGGCAGTTAAAGGTGGCTTCCAGGATTACAAATTCCCACTTGAGCACATACCTGGCGGAAACCTTGGTTTTGTTAGTAGCTGCCGCTCAGTTAAGTTCGTTTTTGAAGTGGTAATGAAATAGCACTTTTCATCCTGACTGGTATAATCCCCGCATAAACCACACGAAAGGAATTTGATTGACCATATACGAACACAAATTCAGCAGCAGGGGTATTGATATGCTCCTGCACTATTTAGACGAAAAATACGCAAAGCTCATGCTTAAGACGCATGGCGGCACAATAACGAGGGTTGAGATATGAGTAACTACGATCGAGAAATTATTGGGATTGATGGAACTGTGACAAAAGTAGATGTTTATCGTGTTCTTGATGCGTTCGGTGTATCGGACCCGGCCACGCAGCATGCGATAAAGAAGATGCTTTGCACTGGCTTGCGTGGCCACAAGGATTACCTGACTGACCTTAATGACTCAATTGAATCATTGCAGAAGGCTAAAGAGCTTTACGGTCAGAGAGTGATTAACGAGTCGGCCAAACCAAAACTTAATGTTAAATAGCACTTTTTGTTAAAACTCCAGGGAAGGAGTTTGGCATAATAGCTTCATCGAAACGAGAGAGGGATTCAAGATGTACTACGACGTTATCGCTGTTTGCCTGGTTGGTATTGTGGCTATTGTTGCCATTGTTAAGATTACGGAGAAGAATTAATGCACAATCAATTGATGATGGGTGATGTTTTATATCAAACAATGCCATGGCTAATCTGGTCACTTGGATTTATGATTGTGTATATGATTGCATCCTTCGCGGATGACGATAAAGAGGAGATTAAAGAATGATTACGATTAACCTGTCAGAGACAGATGCAGCAATTCTTAAGTCGATAATTAACTCACCAAAAGATACAAGGAGTTTTGCTGTAATGCGTGTGGCTAAAGAGGTTTGCACTCAGATTAACAATCAGCAATTCGATGTAAGCGACTTCGAGTCATCTCGCCAGTACGAGTCACTAAGCGTCAACGCTGCATACTTGGCTAACTGGGATAAGGAAACAAAGAAATGATTTACGTTCATACGTACTACACGGGAAAATTTAACAGCGTTAAGCACGTTAGAGTGCACGATAGCTACGAGAGCGCAAAGGCGCAATGGCTGGTTCTTGGCGGTGACATTAATTCATATAAAATCGCTGAATAGCACTAATTGATAAAACAGGGTTGGGGTAATTTGGTATAGTTACCCTATCAAACGAGATGAGGTGACACATATGAGATTCCAACAGAGCGAACCTAAGCTTCAGGCCAACCACTTCGATGGCTACGCAACATTCATCATTGCACAGGCTTGCGGAATGCGTGAAGACCCACAGGTTCACACAATTCATTTAACTGAAGAGCAGGCTCGAGAGTTGGCTTACGAAATTCTTGAGCAATTGAATCGAATTTAACGCATCTAAAACGCATTCTAACGAACGATAATTTAAGGCATACGATTAGATGGATAACTACGAATTACCAAGCCAGTGGGCAAAGAGAAAGATGGATGAGGCTAGGAATGGAGATATTGCTATGATGTACTTTGAGCCAATGAATCTATGGAAGGAGCGCGAGGATAAGATGGGACTTACAGCAGAGAAAAAAGAGCAAGAATAGCTAAACGCATTCGCCATGGACGGCATATAATTACCTTATCAACACAATGAGAGATTGAGAGATGAGTTATTCAAAGATTTATGTAGTCTATGGGTATAATATAGGTGACGAAGATTCTATAAGCGTCATCGCATTCCCGACGAGGTGTGACGCTGAATCATTCGTAAATTCAATGAACTGTAATGATAAGATGGCGTTTGATGAATACGATTTCGAAGAGATTGATTTTGCTGATACAACGAGAGGTTAAATAATGTTCGGATTAGAAGACGCATACTTTAACGCAGTTAAGCGCCAGGCTGACAAGCTGAACGATGAGTACGGCAAACTGGGAGCAAAGAAGAAGGATGATAAAGTTGTTGCTGCACTTATAACCCAGATCTGGGGGCCCGTATCAACACTAATCGCGAGGGATAAGTTTGTATGGATTGCGGGTTATAGAAAAGGTCGTGTTGGTCATGATGAGAATGGGAATAGCCTTTATGAGTAAGTTAGATAAAGCATTTTTTAGATTTGCTTTTTGTCTAGTGGTTGCATACAGCATCGGCGCTGTTGTGTTCGTGGTTATGTTATGAGCGAGTTAACAATCTGGTTTATCGAAGGGCTGGTTGCTTGAGATTATTTTTAATCGTTTAAATGAGGATTGTTAAAAAGATCTTGCATCTCTGAGCGGAAGCATCTAATATTAACCACGTAGACAAACGAGGCCACCAAGTGGCAACGGCGCACGGAGCGCAACTACTAAGTCCGTCGCTCATTAGGTAGCGTATGCGGCACATTAAACCCTCAAGGGGCTTGTAAGACCTAGCGCAAATAGGCAGTTAAATCGGTCGTAGCAGGCGACGCTGGAGCCGTAACCAGTAATCTTCATCTAGCAAGTCTAGCTAAAGATTATGCTCTGTTAGCTTAATGGAGAAAGCCGCAGCCTTCTAAGCTGTTGATGGTGGTTCAACTCCACCACGGAGCGCCAAATTCAAGGAGCACTATCAATGTGGGATGTGAAGTTATCTATTCGTTTAATGGGTCGCAGTTGCAAGAATTGCACTCAAGAATACATCGCGTCAGTTGCCGCAATCAGCGCTGAGGATGCGGTAGCGAAAGTAAAGGAGATGTCGGGCGCTGACCCTGACACTCATAAATTCCTAGTATCTTACGTTCGTGAGCGAAAATAAAAAGTGTTATACCCTCGTTTAAGTTTCATCTCTCTCGTTGTTTTAGCCCTCGCTTGAGGGCTTTTTTTCGTCTGCAATATGCTATAATCTATCCTGAACAGAGGAGGATTTATGAGTAATATTATTGCTACAATTATCTTTGGTGCCACTTTGCCTTTCATTTGTTCTAGGTGTGGTATGGTTACTAACTTTACTAGGATTCTAATAACATGAGCAAAGTAGCGTTAAAGATGGGCGAGGGGAATTTCAAGGCGCTCTACAACAAGAAGTATGGCGATATTGCTATGGTGGCAATCAATCGCAAGTACACGCCAGAAGAGGTGTTTGATTTCGCGGTGAGATACTTCTCATGGGCTGAGAGTGAGGCAATCAAAGCTATTGAGACGGCGGCTTTCCGGGGAGTTGTTAGTGAAAACCTTGTACATAAGCCGAGAGTATTCACATTAACCGGCCTGGCGCTATTCATGGGTGTCAATATCAATAGATTCGCCAGCTGGCGTACTGAGGCTGGTTACTCTGACGTGATGGAATTTATTGATAACGTAATCTACGAGCAAAAATATCAGCTTGGCGTTGCGGGTATCATCAACCCCACAATCGTTGGTAAAGAGCTAGGGATTGATAAGCCGCAGGAGATTACCATTAGCAACAACTCCACAGCTAACGACGTTGATAGCATGAAGGAAGCGCTGGAGTCTGTGATTAGCAAGCTGTAACAATACGAGGGTATAACAATGACTGATGTTTTAGTTTGGGAGGAACTATCCCAATCAGAGAAACAGGCGATTAAGCTACTATCCACCCACAACTTCGAAACATTCCTTCGTGTGTGGTTCAGCATCACGCAAGGGCAGAAGTATATAATGAACTGGCATCATAGATACCTATGCAGGATTGTTGATGAGATTATTAGCGGAGAGCGAAAGGATACAATCATAAATGTATCACCTGGCGCCGGAAAAACCGAAATCACGTCCATTCACTTTCCTGTTTATAGTTACCTCAAGCTACCAAAAGTTCGTAACCTTAGCCTGTCATTCTCTGATAGCCTGGTCAAGCGAAACTCTAAGCGAGTTAGGGACCTTATTAAATCAATGGAGTTCCAGGAGTTATTCCCAAGCAGGTTCGGTACGTGTAAGGATGACGAGATTCAGGTGCTTGATGAATCAGGAAAGGTTAGATTTGAGTCAATATCAAAGGCTATTGGAGGGCAAATAACCGGATCGAGAGGTGGTTACATTACGGATACTTATAGCGGCTGCCTGATGCTGGATGACGTTGATAAAGTTGATGACATGCTTAGCAAGGTGAGGCGTGAAGCAGTACATATGCTTCTAAAGAACACAATTCGCTCTCGTCGGGCAAGTTCGGTAAAAGGAAAAGCAACACCAATTATATCAATACAGCAGCGATTGCATGTGAACGATAGCTCGTGGTTCATGGCTGAATCTGGGGGTATGGGTATAGATTTCGATGTTGTGAAGATTCCAGCGATAGTTACTGAGGATTACATCGACACGCTCCCTGACTGGCTAAAGCCACACTTCGAGGCTGATGTTCTATCTAGCGAGTACATCGAGCGAGATGGGGTTAAATACTACAGCTACTACCCACAGAAGGAATCCATTCATGATTTAATGGCAATGCAGGACGCGGACCCATATACGTTCGCAAGCCAATATATGCAAAGCCCAATAGCTCTCGGTGGCAACATGATTGATACGGATTGGTTTATTCGTTACGGTGGGGATTTGCGAGCGCCATTAAAGTATGACTACCGATTCATCACTGCGGATACCGCGCTCACGACTAAGTCGTACAGTGACTTTAGCGTGTTCCAGTTGTGGGGCGTTAAGGATAGAAAGCTATACCTTCTTGATATGGTTAGGGGTAAGTATGAGGCACCGGAACTCGAGGCAACACTATTGGACTTTGAGGCCAAAGCAAGAGCCACTAGTCGAGAGGAGGGGATACTTCGCAAGGTAATAATCGAGAAGAAAGCGTCAGGTATCGGCTTAATTCAATCTGCAAGTAGGGTTATGCGCACACCGATTGAGCCATTTATACCAGATACAGACAAGGTAACTCGCGTACTTTCTGCCATGCCTCAGATTAAGGCTGGCAATGTCATGATACCAGAGTCAGCGCCGTGGATGAGTGCACTCATCTCTGAGTTTTCAGCATTTACAGCAGACCTATCTCACCGCCATGATGACATTGTAGACACAACAACCATGGCAATAAACTGTGAGCTAAATTTAGCCGACGATGCAAAACTAAGAATGCTGCGCCTTGCTGGGATTAAGTAGCACTTTTTGTTAAAAGAATAACTCAAGGATGAGTTATCATAATAAAAATAAGGAGGGAAAATGATTAAGCGAACTGAAATTTACGATATAGCAATAGATTATCTTACATACGACGGTGTTAATGTTTTATGGAAGAAGAAGATAAAAAAGAGTAAGTACTACCCTGGAGATGTTGCTGGAACAATTGACTTTCAGGGGTATATTAGGGTTGCTCTATTCAGAAAACCAGTAATGGCGCACAGGTTCGCTTGGGAGTTTATTAATGGACCAATACCTGACGGTATGCAAGTTGACCATATAAACCACAACAGGTCCGATAATAGAATTGAGAACTTAAGGTTAGTCACCCATCATGAGAACTCAGTAAACATAAAGATGCCGAAGAACAACACATCTGGTCACATTGGCGTTCACTACAATAAAAACAGGGGGACCTGGCAAGCTTCGATAGGTGGGCGCAACAAAGAAACTCATGAGCATCTTGGGTGTTTTCACAACAGGGAGGACGCAATAAAGGCAAGAAAGATAGCTGAGATTAGGCTTGGTTATCACAAAAACCATGGCAAGACAGATGATGAAATCTGAGTTACAATAGCCCCACATGGGGCTTTTTTTATTGGAGAAATGCAATGGTAAAAACAGACAGCTACGCCAATATCTTTCTTGGCGGCAGTGATGGTAGTGAGATTTACGGAAGTTTACAGAATCAAGCGCCTACAATTCTGGCTTCGCTTTATGCGGATAATGCAATTGTGCGTCGAATTATTGACACAATCCCAGAGACGGCACTAGCAGCAGGATTCCACATTGACGGTATTGATGACGAACCCGCATTCTGGTCTCGCTGGGACGATTTGGAGATGACGCAGAATATTAACGACGCTTGGTCGTGGGCCAGATTATTCGGCGGTTCTGCCATTGTAGCTATCGTTAAGGACAATAGAGCGCTAACAAGTCCGGTCAGAGAAGGTTCTGAGCTTGAAACTGTTCGCGTTTACGACCGTACGCAGGTAAAAGTACAGACTCGCGAAGAGAATCCGCGCAACGCACGTTTCGGTAAGCCGCTAACCTATCGCATCACTACTAACGAGAGTGAAATGTTCTACGACGTACACTACAGCCGCATTCATATCATCGATGGTGAGCGAATCCCTAACGTAATGCGTAGGCAGAATGATGGCTGGGGTCGTAGCGTTCTATCCAGTGACATTCTTGACTCAATCAAGGATTACACTAACTGCGAGCGACTCGCCACGCAATTACTTAGACGTAAACAGCAGGCAGTGTGGAAAGCGAAAGGGCTGGCTGAGTTATGTGATGATAGCGAGGGGTTTGGCGCTGCAAGATTACGACTAGCGCAGGTTGACAATAATAGCGGCGTTGGTCAGGCAATTGGTATTGATGCCGAATCTGAAGAGTATAGCGTTCTCAACTCTGATATTGGCGGTATTGATGCGTTCCTGGATAAGAAGTTTGACAGAATCGTTGCTCTGAGCGGCATTCATGAAATCATCCTGAAGAACAAGAACGTTGGTGGCTTATCATCCAGCCAGAATACGGCGCTTGAGACATTCCACAAGTTGATTGACCGTAAGCGCAACGCTGAACTACTGCCAATTCTTGAGTTCTTAATCCCGTTCATCGTAAACGCAGAAGAATGGTCAGTTGAGTTTAACCCTCTAGCCCAGGAATCAAGCAAGGACAAGGCAGAAGTTTTGGAGAAGAACGTAAACAGCATCGCAGCACTAATTGCATCTGGCGCTATGGATACCAATGAGGCACGTGATACACTACGAGCTATCGCACCAGAGATTAAGATTGGTGATAATGATATTCAGTTCGAGCAATCGGATTTAATTACAGAGACGGAGGTTGTAATTGCGTAAATTAACTGGTTTCGGAGAGGGGTAATGAATGATGAGTTTGATGGATTTTAGTGAGGATAATTGGGATGTGTAAAATACGCTATGACAGTGCAAAGGTGAAGGCTCGATTTGATGAAAACGGCTTTCTTGTTGATACCCCGATTGTTGCGCGCGTCGGGGTGCAAACTTACTACCTTCCAGACGGTACGGAACGCAGAGAATTTAGGCCAGCCTCAGAGGTATTTAAACCTGATTCTCTGGCTAGTTATCAAGGTAAGCCAATTACATTGGGTCATGTGTTTGTTAACTCAGAGAATGCTAAAGAGGTTGTTGTAGGTGCTGTATCTGGCGCAGCTATGCGTGAAGACTCGAATGTTATTGTTCCTTTAACTGTTTACGACAAGGAATCAATTGAGAAGGCTAAATCTGGCGAGGCTGGTGAGTTATCAGTAGGATACTCCACTGTTGATATTGATTCGAAAGGTTGGGGTAGCAATGAAACTGGTGAGTATAAGCTAGATGGGGAGTACCAATCACAAGGTGAAATCCCTTCTGACTGGGTTAGATTCGATGCTCTGCAAACTGAAATCAAAGTAAACCACGTCGCACTTGTCTATCATGGTCGCGCGGGGGTAGCCAAACTTAATTTTGACGCTCAACAGGAAAACCCGTATACTGACAGCGTTGATTCTATTAAAGAGGACGTAAAAGAAATGGTTAAGATTAAACTAGACGGCGCTCAGGAGTTTGAAATTGCTCCCGAAGTCGCCGCTCACATTGAAGCAGTTAAAGCTGACTCCGCAAAAGAGAAAGCAAAAGCTGACGCGCTGGAAGCTGAGCGTGATGCACTTAAGGCTAAAGTTGATGCAATGCCAGCAGAAATCGAGAAAGCAGTTGCTAAAGCGAAATCAGACGCAGACGCGCTCGCAACTCTGGTTGCTGTTGCTGCTGAAGCTGGTGTTAAAGCTGATGGTCTGGATGCTAAAGGCATCAAAGTAGCTTACGTTAAAGAAGTCTCAGGTCTGGATGTTTCTGAGAAGTCTGACGCGTATATCGACGCGGCGTTCGACATTGCCAAGGAATCTGATAAAATGGCTGAAGTTCGCAAGGCTACCACAGCTTCCGATAAATCTGACGGCAAAGATGATGTGAAGGTTCTTAACCCTCGCGCTCGTCTGGCTAAAATTAAAAAATAAGGAGTCCTAAATGGCAATTCGTTCTGTAGCTCTGGCAGGTATGGTAGCTGATACTTCCCTGTATAATATCGATGGCGCTTGTGTAGTTGGTGGCACTGCTCCAATCAATGTCGGTGTGGCTGTTAAAGTTTACCCAGCACCACTAATCGATGGTCACAAAGTTGTGGTCGCTACTGGCATCGCAGCTAACCAGGCTGTCGGCGTAGTTGTTAACTCTCATTACGAGACTCCAGACGGCACCGCTAAAGCGAAGGAAGCCGTTAACGTAATGACTGATGGTAGAATTTGGATGCGCACCACCCTTACAAGAGCGCCAACATTTGGTGCTCCTGTACTGGTAAGCGCTACTGGCGTTGTAGGCGATTCTGGTGCAGCAACTGGCTGGACCTTCGCTGGCGGCTTCATTCCTAACACTGGCACTAAGCCGCAAGACCTTAGCGTAGATGGCGCTTTGGTTGAGGTTCAGGTTAAACAGAAGTAAGATTATCCTTAATTAAATAAGCCTCCTTCGGGAGGTTTTTTTATGCTTAAAATCTGTTAACATCAACTCTCTTAAACAATTTCAGGAGTAACAAAATTAGCCTCATTGAATTAGTAAGGGAAAATATTCGCAATGGCGCAGTTAACATTAAAGGTGTTGAACTATCTAATGAGTTCTCTGTCTTTAAGGAGATTCGACCAGCCACATCAATTGCGTCACCGCAAACAATCACTGCAAGGGATGAAACAAAGCTAAGATTTACTAACTACGGGTTTGCGACTGTTGCCAGCTCCTACACAGGAACTGCGCCAAGTAACGGCATTCAAATGAAAGTCGAGTTTATGACAGATAGTCAACTTTTTGAGATTAAAACTATTGGTTCAATTGCCACATACTCAATCTTTGTTGATGGAAAGCTCTGCAATGCTGACGCAATCACTACCGCAAACGGAGAGGCTGTTAGCTGGATTCAGGTAAAGGCTAACGATGGAGTAATTCGAAAGGTAAGGCACGTTGAGATTTATGGCATAAACACAGCGCTTGGTGCAATCCAGGCAAACACGGAAGACACATTCTCTTCGGATATCAGCTCTGAGCGGCCATTAATTTATCAGATGGGTGATAGTTACACTTATGGTACTGGTGCTGCATACCCAACTCAGGCTTATGTATCATCCCCAGCAATCAATGACTTTTATGCATATAGTCGCGCCCTAGGATTTGACGGAATTGCTGAATGGATCGGAGGTAGTGGGTGGAACAGTACTGGCGGTCAGTATCCAGCAACAAGGGTATCAACCAGGCTTGCTAATATTAACAGAAAACCATCTGCGATTGTTTTCGCTCTTGGTTACAATGACGCTGCCGCAATTAACTCTGGTACAAACAAAGAAAAGCTAGTAACCAGCATGATTGAAGCGGTATCGGCAGCCAAGGCCGCTCACCCAAATGTTCCAATCGTTGTAGTAAGCCCCGCCACTCCGAAGGGAATTACATCAAACATTCAGACTGTTTATGACCTGGTTAAGGGTTTCTGCTCTAAGAATGGTATCGAGCTGCTCGAGGTTAGTAATGCGGTAACTAACGCCAATTCTGTTGTTTACACTGGCACGGATAACGTTCACCCTAACGGTCTTGGGCACCAACATCGTGGCTTGGAGATTGCAAGGTACGTCAAAAGGGTTGCTTTGTCTGGCGGCAGCCTTGTTCCGAAATTTACCTCTGGATATATTGTTAACTTTATCGAGAGAAACGGATTTTCTGTTGAAGTTAAATCGGAAACTGTTCAAGCTGAATCTCTTGAGGCTGCACAAAATATCATCAAGTCACGAGCTGAAGCTAACGGCTCTATAATGATTGAAATCGTTTAACTTAAGCGCCTCATGGACGAGGCTATTGCTACACCTGAAAACTAGTGTATAATTGACTTGTACATACCTAACTGAAAAGGAATAAACAAGAATGGCCATTAAATTTGATGCAGAACAAGCAAAAATCACCGCTCACCTCGAGCAAATGGGCGTAGATAAAGCAGATGCTGCTGGTATCTGGACTGTTAAACAGCTGACCGCATCACTGAATCGCGCTTACGAACAAGAATACGCAGACAACTCAGTTGTTAATATCTTTCCTGTAACCAACGAAATTCCGGGTCACGCGAAATACTTCGAATACCCTGAGTTTGATGGCGTTGGTATTGCTCAGATTATCGCTGATTACTCAGATGACCTGCCGCTTGTTGATGCTTTTATGACCGAGAAGCAAGGTAAAGTTTTCCGTTTTGGTAACGCGTTCCTGATTTCCACCGACGAAATCAAAGCCGGTGCCGCAACTGGTCAGTCACTGTCAACTCGCAAACAGGCTCTGGCTTTCGAAGCTCACGATAACCTGCTTGATAAGCTGGTATGGCAGGGCTCTGCCCCGCACGGCATCGTAAGCGTGTTTGACCAGCCGAATATTAACAACGTAGTTGCAACTCCTAACTGGAGCGTCCCACAGAACGCAGTTAACGACGTTACCGCAATGATTGATGCTGTAGAAACCAGCACCCAGGGCTTCCACCATGTAACTGATATTCTGCTGCCAGCTTCCGCTCGCCGTGTAATGCAAACGCTGGTTGCTAATACAACCCTGAGCTATGGTGAGTTGTTTACTCGTAACAACCCAGGTGTAACCCTGCGCTTTATGCAGTTCCTGGACAACTACGATGGCGCAGGCGGTAAAGCTGCACTGGCGTTTGAAAAGGATCCGCTCAACATGAGCATCGAGATTCCGGAAGCGACGAACGTGCTACCTGGTCAACCTAAGGATTTGCATTTTAAATATCCTGTAACTTCCAAGGCAACTGGCTTGATTGTATACCGCCCTCTGACAATGGCAGTAATCAAAGGCATCACCTTCGCTTAATAAATTGCCCTCTCAGGAGGGCTTTTTTACGTCTGTACCAAATGGAATTGTTGGGTTATAATCACCAAATCAGATAAACAAAGGAGAAAGTAATGATTAAGTTAGAACACAGTGGCGCGTGCATGATTGTTTACAAGGGTGATAAATACTTACCAGGCGACACAATTGAAGCAAATGAACTTTGTGACGGACTGAAGCGTCTGATTGCTGAAGGCAAACTCACCATTGAAGGTGACTACAAGGCAACAAAAGAAGTGGCACAAGAAATCAACAGTAAGAAAAAGCGAAAAGAACCGAAGACCATTGACGAGGCTCAGACTGGTCAGGAATATAAATAACCAAATGGGCGCTTCGGCGTCCGTTTTTGTATGGGGGTTTTATGAACGAACAAGCACTAGTCTTTATGAGATCGTTAGTTCCTGCTTTGCGTAACGTGCCGGATGAAACTCTGGACGTATGGCTTGAACTGGCAAAGCTATACATCTGCGCCAGTAAGTTTGGTGATGATGCTTACAAGGCTTTGGCGCTATACACTTTACACATAGCCTTTCTTGATGGTGCACTTAAGCAGAATGAGTCACTAGATGATTATGGCAAGAAGGTAGCCAGTTACTCCCTGAGCGGTGAATTCTCTATTAGCTACGAATCAAGCTCTCAAACCCAATCATCACTAACAGCTACTCCATGGGGTCGTCTTTATTGGAATCTCCTTCGCAAGAAAGGTGGCGGCTTTGGTTTAATTTCGTCCTCTGGGCGTGGGTGCGGTTGCTGATGAATTATTCTCAAGTAGAATCATTAATGCGCACGGGAATAAATATCTTTAGCGATGGCGATGGCACTTTCACCATGAAAACAGGTAAGGGCGGCGTTGAGATTGTTGATGGTGTTGAGGTTCCGGTATCTGGTGGCGTTGCTTTGATTAAGGGTTTAGTAAGGGAGATTAAGAATAGGGATATTGATGGAGAATATATCCAGTTTGGCGACAAGCGTGGAATCTTCACTTCTGAAGTTCCTATCCTGCAAGGCTATAAGATTATCGTAGATAGTGAAACTTACGTAGTGGTTGACCCAAGACCAGTTAAACCAACGGGTACTGTAGTGGCTTACAGACCCATCCTTAGGAGGATTGCTACTTATGGATAACAATGTTGGTGGCTTAGCCACCTTCACCAACTCTATTAATAATTGGATTTCAAGGGCTGATGATGGCTTCTCGGACATTGTTTCCGGAACTGTAATTAAAGCGGCAAATGCTATTGTTGATTTGTCTCCTGTAGATACTGGTAGGTTCAAAGCAAACTGGCAAATCACCGCCAACTCACCAGCCCAGCAATCATTAAATGATTATGACAAATCAGGAAATGAAACTAAGGCTTCATTAGCCAGGCAGGCGAGGGCAGTTGCTAACTCCAGTGCCACAAAAGTTATCTACATCACCAACCGCCTTGATTATGCGTCTGGCCTTGAATACGGGTCATCAAGGCAAGCGCCAGCGGGTGTTCTTGGCGTTGTTAATATCAGGCTTGGCAGGTATTTTGAAGAGGCAGTAGCTGAAGCTAGGAGTAAGCGATAATGCAATATGAATTATCTTTAGCATCAAGAAGGTTTGTAACTGATTTAGTAAAAACATTACCAGTCAGATATCCAATTGCTTACGAAAATGTAGCTTTCTCCCCACCAAATAATGGTGGAATGTGGTTCAAGTATGACTACACAGAAGCTGATACTGTAACATACGGGATAAGCAGAAAGTGTAAATATTATGTGGGCATGGTTCAAGTGTCAATCTTCTTCTCACCTGGAGATGGTATCGATACCGCAAGGAGAATTGCTAATCAATTGGCAGAATCAATGACTGATGGTACAATGCTTGACACAGGCTACATTTATGAGGGTGGAGTAGTTCACCCAGTAGTGAAGTCACAATCTGGCTGGTTCATTCCAGTTCGTTTCTATGTTCGTCTAGACTAAAAGGAAAATATATGGCCCATCTTAGTAACGGCACTCAGGTCTTCGTAGAAGGCACCAGGGGAGCTACTATCGACGTAACCGCGATTTCCAACGCCGTTACTCCTGTTTTAACTTTATCCAGCGTTGAAGATATTGCTCGCGGTGATTACCTTCTGTTTACCAGCTCAGCTTCAACCCTGCTGGCTGACAAGCAAGTTCGCGTTACCGCAGTATCTGGTTCAACTGTAACCGTTGAAGGTATTGATACCTCCAACACCACCAAGTTCCCGGCCGGTTTAACTGGCGAAGTGGTTAAGATTCTTAGCTGGTTTGAGGTTCCTTGTGTTCAGGACGTATCCACTGACGGTGGTGAACAGCAGTTCGTTAACTTCCAGTGTTTGTCCGATGACCGTGAACAGCAGATTCCAACCTATAAGTCTGCTGTAACTAACACCTACACGTTCGCGCACGAATACACCAACCCTGTATATCCGGTTCTGCGTAACTACGATGAGTCTGGCCAGGTTGTTGCGATTCGTCTGTTCGTACCTCGAGCTAGCGAAATGCGCTTGCAGTCCGGCACTATCGCTTTCAACGACACCCCTACCATTGGTGTTAACGAAATCGAAACGGTATCCATCGCAGTATCAATTCGTGGTCGCCTGTCCTCTGTGGCAGCTGAAGTTTAAAACACAAACCCTCTTCGGAGGGTTTTTTATTGCATAGCACTTTTTGCTAAAGCACTTATTCAGCTTTACTGTATAGTTATCTCATCGAAACGAAATGAGAGATTAAAGAAATGAATAACGTTAAAAACATCATCAAACTTGCTGCAGTTCTTGTTGCTTTTTATGCAGTAGTTCAGATTGTTAACCCAACTGGTGAGGCTGATGCCAATAGCAAGGCAAACAAATATACCGTTGAGTTCGCTAAAGCTGAGCGAGCATGTCAGGAGCTTGTGGGTAGTAAAGTTGACCAAATCATGAAATATGGCAAAGAGGTCTGCAAGGACTCAGCTGCTAAGATTGCAAAAGAAAACACTAAGTAATAGAATACATACTCACAAACAATAAGAGGATTAACTAAGATGGCTAAGTTCAAACTTTCACTGGCAGCACTCCCTGACTTCAAGCTTCCGGTAAAATTCAAGCTGGCTAACGACCAGGATGTAGAGGTTATCTTTACAGTCAAGCATAAGAAAACATCTGAGCTTCAGGAGCTTTTGCAGAAAGAAGACTTGAGTACTAAAGAATTGATTATGGCAATCGCCTCTGATTGGGATTTGGAAGAAGAATACAACGAGGATAACGTTAATGAGTTCTCCGACCTGTTCCCAGCGTCAACGGTTGCACTGACTACCGCTTACATGCAGGCACTGGCAGGCCAGCGGGTAAAAAACTAAAGAGGGCGGTGTATCTACAGTACCAGTCAGATCCAACTGATGCCGAACTGGAAGCTATTGGGATGCGCCGCTCTGATTACGAAGATGAAGAGCCTGAAGTTTTACACTTCGACGACAACATGATGAAGGCTTGGGACATTTATTGTTCAATGGCCACGCAATGGAGGGTTGGAGCTAACGGAGCTACAGGGTTAGATTACAACGTGCTAAATTTCCTCTTTAGAGTGTATAATGTCTCAGAAGAAGAATTGGTGCTCAGTGATTTACGCATCCTTGAAGCTAAGGCTCTCGAGATGATGGATAATCTGAGAAAAAAATAACCCGCTTCGGCGGGTTTTCTATTATGGAGGCTTAGATGGCAACAAATGAATTAGCCGGAATCACACTAGCCGTAGACGTCTCGCAGGTAGACAGAGGTACACAGTCCCTGCGGAAGTTCAGGCAGGCAAACCAGCAGGCCGCTTCCGGCATTAGTGAGTTCGTCAACGCCGAGCAGGTTGCAAAGAATCAAGCCAGAGACACAGCTCGCGCACTGGCTGAACGGCAATCATCTTTGGCTAAATTGCAAACGGCTATTGACCCAACTGCGGCAAAGTTCCGTAAACTCCAGGAGGCTGCTGTAGGTCTTGATAAGGCTTTCGCGGCTGGAGTAGTTCCTGATGAGGAGTTTTTCCGCTTAGGTGAGGCGCTTGAAACGCAGAACGCAAAACTTGCTCGTTCACGTGCGGCACTAACTGAAGAGGGTAGAGCGGCGGCGCAAGCTGCAAAGGATAAGGCAAAGGCAAAGGCTGAAGCGGATAGATTCATTGCATCACTTGAGCGTCAGGCTCAGGCGGCAACATTGACGCGAGAGGAGTACCTAAAGTTACAAGCGGCCCAGCTTGGCGTAAGTTCTCAGGCGGCGCCTATTATTGACAGAATCGCCGATGCATCACGGAAGGCAAACACCCAGCTAATTGCTCAGAGCAAGGCCTTTCAACGCTCTGGCTTAAGCGCAGGTCAATACAAGGCTGCAATCTCTCAATTGCCAGCGCAGATTACAGATATTGGGACATCACTTGCTGGCGGCATTCCGATTTGGCTTATTGCAATTCAGCAAGGTGGACAAATTAAGGATGCATTTGGAGGTATTGGTAACACATTTAGTTTTGCGCTTGCTGCTTTAAACCCGTTCAACGTAGCAGTTGGGGTTCTCGGTGGCGCGCTTGTTGCTTTAGGCGTCGGTGCTGCGCAGGCTGAAAGTGAATTCAGGGCGTTAAACTCCGCCATTGCGTTCTCAAACAACTCCACAATCGCATCAATCTCGCAGGTTAGAGAGTTGGTTAGCTCTGTTTCTGATGCCACTGGTGCAACCAGAGGACTTGTGACTAGCATCGCAACAAGCCTTGTTGAGCAAGGAAACCTTACGCTAACGCAGATTGACAAGATTACTAAATCAACAGCCAGATGGGCTCAGTTGACAGGTAAGGATGCAAAGGAAATTACTGGTTACTATAACCAGATTGCGAGCGACCCAATTCAAGGACTTGCTGATTTAGACAAGAGGTTTAACTTCCTTACACAGGGGCAGTTAACAACAATTGAAAGATTGAGAGAGACTAGGGGTGAGGTTGAAGCCGTAACTGCTGCTATTGATATATTTAGCAAATCACAAGAGGCAAACCTTAACGATATTGCAGCCCAGCTTACTCCTCTTGAATTGGCCTGGAATGACTTCAGGAAGTACATATCTGATGTATGGGATGCAATTAGTCGCAGAACGGTTGGGGCGCTAAACCTGTTTGTTGACGTAATCGCCGGAACAATTGAGCAAATTAGGGTCTTCATCAACCAGGGTGATGTGCTGATTGGTGAATTCGTAATTAGCGCAACACAGGCACTGCAGAACATCCCCGGCCTTGATGGTGTTGGTGATGATGTTGTCAAGGGACAGCAGAAGATTATCGATGCCGCTAAGAAGCAAAACATTGAGCTAGAGAAGTCTATCAAGGAGCGCGATGCCAGAATCAGAGAAGGAGAACTTGGCTACGTTACTCGCAGAGAAAATCAGAATACCAATGAGCAGTCAGGCACGGATGAGGAGTTTGCAAAAAGGAAGAAAGCGCTTCAGGATGAACTTGATGCGATCAAGAAGAGCAGGAAAGAAGAAAATGGTAGGGTTAAAGAGCAAAGAGACCTTACAATTGGTTACGAATCTGGCGTACTTGCACTACAGGCACAACTCAAGGTGCTTCAGGAAAACAGGGATATTGGCGCAGTAATAAGCAATGAGCGCAAGCAGTATCTTCAGGAGGTTGCAAAATTCCAGATTCTTGAGCAAAGGCAGCGTGATGGCTCAATAAAAAAAGAGCAAGCAAGACTTATTCTCGAGAAAGATAAAGTTCTGGAACTAGCAAGGCAGAAAGCTGAACTTGGCGATCAGATTGTTTTGCAGGAAAGAGCTAATAAGTTAGCTGAGGATAACAGGAAGAAGATTCTTCAGATCAACAACGAAGCAAATAACATTGGTTTTGGCGCCGGATTATCATCTCGTGAGCAGCAGAGAGCCAGAGAGATTCAGTCGCTTCAGTCCAATCAGTTAAACAAAGGTGGCTCTGTAGATGACACTGATTTTCAGGCTTTACTCGAAGCAAGGCGTAATTTCTATGCTCAAGAGGATGCGCTACGTGAAAACTGGCTTGCTGGCGTGAATCAATCCTTTGCTAACTGGGCTGAAAGCGCTACAGATGCTTTCTCAATTGCCGGAAGTTTAACCACTAAGGTATTTGAAGGCATTACTGACCAGATTACTGACCTTGTAACCACTGGAGAAACAAACTTCAGGGAGTTTACTGTAAACATACTCAAGCAGATTGCAAGAATTGCAACTCAGCTTCTTATTGTTAAGGCTATCGAGTCTAGCTTAAGTAGCTTTGGTGGTACTGGTGGCGCGATTGGGTCTATCGCATCTGCGATTGGCGGTGGCTTTGCTAGCGGCGGTTACACTGGAGACGGTGGAAAATATCAACCAGCAGGCACTGTACATAAGGGGGAGTTTGTATTCACAAAAGAAGCAACAAGCAGGATTGGTGTTAAAAACCTTTACGCATTGATGAGAGGTTACGCAAATGGCGGTGTTGTAGGCGGGCCTTCGGGCTATGCAAATGGCGGCTTGGTTTCTGGTGGTGCAGATGTTAATGTTAGCGGAATAACCGTTAACGTTAATAGTGGGATTGGAAGCGACCCGGAACAGGCCAAGGCGCTGCAAAATGGCGTTAAGGCAATTGTAGCAGAAGAGATTGCTCAGTCTTTCCAGCAGGGCGGCAGAGCATTTGCTTATTTGAGAGGTTTCAACTAATAGCACAAAATGGTAAAGCCAAAAGGATTTGGCTTGCTATAATCAACTCATTAAAATCATAAGGAGATAAAATGAACTGGAATGATATTTTTGATTATAGAAATGGCGTTCTTTATTGGAAGATAAAGCCAGCAATACAATACAATATTGGCGATGTTGCTGGTTTCTTTTGTGAAAAGAGAGGTTACATAATCGTTCAATACAAGCGTGTAAAGGTAATGGCCCATAGGGTTGTATGGGAAATGTTTAATGGAAGAATAGCTGATGACATGGAAATTGATCACATTGACCACTCTAGAAAAAACAACAACATATCAAACATAAGACTGGTAACGAAGAGTGATAACATGAAAAACAAAAGCATGTACTCATCAAATAAAACTGGCGTTGTCGTGGTTAGTTACTGCAAAACAAAGAAAAAATTTATATCAAAGATAGGTAAGAGAATTCTATTAACAACAAGCAATTTTGAAGAGGCTGTAAAAGCGAGAAAAAGCGCAGAGATAGCCCTTAATTATCACAAAAATCACGGGGGTAAATAATATGGCTCTAGATACGTTTAATTTTTGCACTCAGATTCAAAATGGAGGCGCGACATTCTCTAACACCAATAACGTGCGTATTGTTAGCTTTGGCAATGGTTATGAACAAAGAGGGACGGGAGGATACCGCAGCAATAAGCGCAGCTACCAGATGACTTACACAAACAAGAACTGGCGTGAGGTTATGGATTTCTGTTTCAATCACATCATCACACCATTCTTCTGGAGAACACCGCAAGGCGATACTTCTATGTTTGTTATTCAGCAAGATAGCATCAGTGTAACGCCATTAAGTAGCGAAGTTCAGACTGTAAGCATGCAATTCGTGGAAGTCTTTAGCTCAATGCGTTAAACTAAGCCCCATTAGGGGCTTTTTTTATTGGAGAAAATCATGTTAAGTCCAAAGTTTGAAAATCAGTTGCAAAGCCTTTTCCCTGGCGAGATTGTGACACTAATCCAGGTTGATGGGACGGCATTTGGTAGTCTCGTTTATAATTTCCACAATGAAAACATCTCATACACGCCAGAGGAAATCATGCTGGCCCAAATGAACGGAGAGCCACTGCCAGAGAAGACAATTACCTTCCGCGGTGAAGAGTATGGGCCCCGACCATTTGGTATCTCGGGTATCAATATGACTTCTGACGGCAAGGCAAACAAGGTTACTCTGACAGTATCAAACGTAGACCAGCGCATTAGCGCATTGATTCGTGAATACAATGGTCTAGTTAAGGCTAAGGTTACTATCTGGATTACTACGCGCGATAACATCAATGAAGACGGAAGCATCGCTGATGGGGACTATCGACGATTCGTTTACTTCATTGAGCGACCAAAGCAGGTTGACTACAAGACTGCCTCGTTTGAGCTAAGTAGCCCAATGGATATGGATGGAATTTACATTCCAGCGCGACTTGTTCAGTCAGTTTGCTATTGGGCTTCTCGTGGCTGGTATCGTAGCGGCAATGGTTGCGCCTATGCTGGAAACCGATACTTTGATAAAGATGATAACCCAGTTAGTGATCCCTCATTAGACTTCTGCTCCGGAACGGTAAACAGTTGCAAAATTAGATTTGGCGCTAACAATCAATTGGATTTCGGCGGTTGTGCGGCAGCAAGCCTTCAGGCAAAGTCCAATCAGAACTAAGAGGGATTTATTAATGTTAAGTTCAAAGGTTAAACTGGAAATTTTCCAGCACGCAAAGGAAGTTTACCCGCATGAGTGCTGTGGAGTTGTTACGCAGAAGGGTCGTGCGCAGAAGTATCATAGAATAACCAATGTCAGCAAAGACCCTGAAAATGAGTTTGTACTTGATTCAAATGAGTATGCCGACATTGCATTTAATCTGGTTGATAACGAGTCAATTGTTTACGTAGTTCACTCCCACACTGGTGATGGTGCGACAACAAGACCTAGCCCAGCGGATATCTGTAGCTGCAACGAGTGCGAGATCCCTTATGTTATCGTCAGTATTCCAGAAGGAGACATGAGGATACTTGAACCATCAACAATGCCACTAATTGGTCGACCGTGGGGTTTGGGTAGCTTTGATTGCTGGGAGTTAGTCATGGGATTTCACAAAAAATACAGCGTCAAACTAAACGACTACCGAGTTAATTACCCGTGGTGGGAGAAGAGGTACGGGGAAAATATCTATGACGACAACTGGGTTAAGGAAGGTTTTGAGCTAGTAAAAACTTCAGATATTCCAATTGGCTCAATGATCATGATGCAAGTGCAAAGCGAGGTTACTAACCACGCAGGAATCTACATTGGCAACAACAGATTCATACATCACCTTTATGGTAAAATGAGTTCTGTAGATATTTATTCCGATTACTGGCGCGAGCGAACTGTTCGCATTGTTCGCCATAAGGATTTACCAGAGGATGTAATTTATGACCCAGAAACTGATTGATATTAAGTTAGGCCTATCTCTAGGTCGCAAGTTTGGCAAGGTTCACCAAATGGCAGTAAACAGTGTGCCTGAGGCAATGAGGGCGCTTTGTTCTCAGATTCCAGCCTTCAAGGAGTTCATGAATAGCCATGTGGGGCAAAACACCAGGTATGCAATTTTTGTGGATGGTAGAAATGTTAATGAGCATAGAGTTGCTGATTTTAGCGCCGTTCAGGAGATACGCATTCTTCCAGTTCCGCAGGGTCGTAAGTCTGGTGGGTTATTTCAGACAATACTAGGTGCCGCGCTTATTACAGTTGGCATCTTCACTGGGCAGGTTTACTTGATTGGCGCTGGTGTTTCTCTGGCTGCTGGCGGCATTGCCCAGCTTCTTTCACCTCAAGCTACCGGATTAAAAGACCAAAGTAACCAGACAAGCAATAGAGCTTCTTACGCATTCGGCTCTGCTGTAAACACGGTAGCGGCTGGTTATCCAGTTTGCCTTCCATATGGTTATAGAACGGTTGGCGGCTCCGTGTTTAGTGCGGGAAGCTATTCTGAAGACAATGCTTAAATATCATACCCGCCTAGTGCGGGTTTTTTATTTAGTGTAGAATGGCACAAATGATCAAAACAAACATGAGGCTTTGTGATATGGCTGAAGAAATTAAGATTTATGGTGCCAAAGGCGGTAGCCAGAAGCAGCATCAACCAGTGGAGCAGGAAGATAACCTAATTTCACTTAACAAGGTTAAGGTATTACTTGCGGTTGCTGACGGAGAGGTGGACCCTAACTTCTCATTGAAGGATTTATACCTTGCTGATGTTCCAGTGCAAAATCAGAATGGCACCTACAACTATGAAGGTGTTCGCGCCGAGTTTCGCGCTGGTACGCAATATCAGGACTATATCGCTGGGCTTGACGGTGCGAACTCAGAGATTCAGGCTTCCAGGGAAATTACGAACGATACCCCGTACATCATTGCGGTTAATAACAGCCAGCTTTCGGCGATTCGAGTTAAACTCTTTTGGCCTCGACTGATCAAACAAGAAAGTAACGGAGACCTGAATGGCACAACTTGCGAGTATGCAATTGACTTGTCAGTTAATGGTGGGGCATATCAGCAATATACTCGCGGAGTTGCAAACGGGAAAACAACAACTGGTTACGACCGTAGCATACGTGTAAACCTTCCCGCTGAATTTGATAGTGCGCTGGTTCGCATCCGTAAGATTACAGCAGACTCAACAAGTAGCACGCTGGTTAATGGAATGCAGATTACAACCTATCAGGAAGTAATTGACGCTAAATTCCGCTATCCGCTTACTGCTCTGGTTTACGTTGAGTTCGGCTCTGACCTGTTCCCTAACGGAATCCCAACAATCTCTATCAAGAAGCGATGGAAGTTAATTCAGGTCCCAACAAACTATAACCCTGAAAGCAGAACTTACAGCGGCACATGGAATGGTTTATTTAAAATGGCGTGGTCAAATAACCCAGCATGGGTTCTTTATGACTTAGTGACAAACCGCAGATATGGACTTGACCAGCGAGAGTTAGGTGTAGAGATTGATAAGTGGGGCTTGTATGAAGCTGCACAATTCTGCGACCAGATGGTTCCAGATGGTAAAGGTGGAATGGAACCTCGTTATCTTTGCGATATGGTTGTACAGAATAAGGTTGAGGCATACACACTAATTCGTGATGTCTGCTCAATATTCCGCGGCCTGACATTCTATGATGGCGAAAAGATTGGCATCGTAGTTGATAAGCCTCGCAATCCATCTTACATCTTCACGAACGATAACGTTGTAAATGGATTATTCAGCCGCACATTCGCTAGCGAAAAGAGTCTTTACACTACTGCGAACGTACAGTTTGATGATGTGGAGAATAACTATCAGCAAGATGTAGAGCCGGTATTTGAATTAGAGGCAACCCGCCGCTTTGGATTTAACCCTGTTGATTTAACTGCTATTGGCTGCACTCGCAGAAGTGAAGCAAACAGGCGCGGAAGATGGCTTCTAAAAACCAACCTGAGAAGCGAAACTATCAGCTTCACAACTGGGTTAGAAGGTATGATTCCGATGATTGGCGAGGTTATTGCGGTTAATGACGCAGCATGGTCGAGCAACTATCAGTTAAACCTTTCTGGTCGAATCGAATCTGTGCAAGGATTGCAGGTTTTTACTCCGTTTAAAGTTGATGCAGCACCTGGTGACAGAATCCTGCTTAACAAACCGGACGGTAGCCCAGAGGCTAGAACTATCGCAAGCGTATCTGAAGATGGTAGAACTATTAACCTGAACACGGCGTTCAGTTTTGTAGCTCAGCAAGATACTGTTTTCGCAATCGACAAGGACAATCTGGCACTTCAGCAATATGTTGTGACTGGTATTCAAAAAGCAGATACTGATGGTCAGGACTCGTTCCAGTACACAATTACTGCTGTTGAGTACGACCCGAACAAATATGACGAGATTGACTACGGAGTTAACATTATAGACCGCCCTACTTCAATTGTAGAACCTGACAGATTGTCGCCACCTGAGAACTTAACAGTATCAAGCTACAGCAAGGTTGTTCAGGGTTTATCGGTTGAGACGATGGTAATAGGGTGGGACAAAGCGCCATACGCTAAAACATACAATGTTCAGTGGAGGAAAGAGAATGGTAACTGGATTAACGTACCCAGAACAGCTAGCACAGAAGTTGATATTGAAGGTATTTACGCAGGAATCTATGACGTTAGGGTTCGCAGCGTATCAGATACTGAAAACGTCTCTGCCTGGTCTGATATTGTAACTGTATCGCTAACTGGCAAGATTGGTCGCCCATCTGCGCCAACCGTTATTACTGCTTCAACTGATGAGGTGTTTGGCATTCGTGTTAAATGGGGATTCCCTGAAGGCTCAGGCGACACAGCTTACACTGAACTTCAGCAAGTTGCTGATAACGGTGACGGTACTTACAACCCTGATAACGCGAGCTTGCTGACGCTGCTTCCTTATCCAGCCTATGAATACTGGCACACGCCAATTCAGCCAGGCAAGGTTATCTGGTATCGTGCAAGATTAATTGACAGAATCGGCAACACCTCTGACTGGTCTGATTTCGCTAGAGGTATGAGCACTGACGATGCCAACATTATCAACGAATATATCAAAGTTGACATTGAAGGTTCGGAAGGATTCAAATATCTCGAACAGAATGCGATTCAAAAGAATCAGGACATTCAGAATCAGGCTGAGGCAATCATCGAGAACGCATTAGCAAATGACACTGATGTTCGCCGCATGACAAAGGAGAATGGTGCCAGAAAGGCTGAATACGTTCAGGCGGTGAATCTTATTGCTGATGAAACTCAGGCGCGCGTAGAGGCTCTCACGCAGCTTAAAGCGCAGATTGATGGTGAGGTTGTAGCTTCCATAACTGAGGTTCAGACGGCACTAGCCACCGAAACAGAAGCAAGGACCACTGCCGATACTGCTTTGAGAGCTCAGCTTGGAGATACTCAGGCTGCACTTAATGAAAAACTTGACTCATGGGTTGATGCGGAATCCGCTGGCGCTCAGTACGGTGTTAAGTTAGGTCTAAAATATAATGGGGTTGAGTATAGCGCAGGGATGAGCATGGAGCTTGTTGGCAGTGGTACTGGCGTTAAGAGTCAGTTCATCTTTGACGCAAACAGATTCGCTATCAGTAACGGGATTGGATCTGGTTCCGGTCAGTGGTCATTGCCTTTTGTTGTTGAGAGCAACCAGGTGTTCATCCAGAGCGCCGTGATCAAGGATGGATCAATCACTAATGCCAAGATTGGTAACAGAATTCAATCAAATAACTACGTTCAAGGAAGTCAGGGGTGGGCTATTGATAAATCTGGTTTTGCTGAACTAAGTAATGCCACCGTTAGAGGAAGCCTTTACGCTAACAATGGTAACTTCGCGTTTAACGGAACAGGCAACACTGTTCAGATTAACGGTAACGGAATCACTGTTAACCTACCAGGTGGAGGAATGGTTGTAGTTGGAGTATGGAGTTAAAATATAGCCCCCTTCTGGGGGCTTTTTTAGTACATGTTTGGTATGTACGGTAACCGCATTGAGATGTTGGTGTTGAATGGGAACCGCGCGCCAGACTGCGTTGAGTAGTTACCATAAACACTTCCTTTATGCGCCCTAACCTGACCATTTGACATTGCAACGCCCTTGTATCTAAGGTTGTTGTATCTACCAGTAACCTCAACCATCGCGCCGCACCTTAGTATTGGGAAAAACCCATTACCTATTGATTGGTATGAGTTGGAAAGCTGGAGGAATCCACTTAGTACAAAAGGTCGCTTGACGCTGGAAAACACTATCTGGCCAGAGGCGTTTGACATTGTTAAACCAGGCCCTGCGGTTGGTGCTGTATTGTTGAATATAACAAGATCGATAGTTACTGATGCTGATACATTATCAATTCCTGTGTAGGTATTGTTTCTACATAGTATTCTTTTCCCGTCAAACTCAAGGGTGACATTTGGGTTATTCCACCTTCCAAACGGTATTCCAGTCATCGGGAGTGTATAGCTTCCATTCACAGTCACAGTTCCGACATACTGAGCAGTCAGGAGTCTACTGTTTGATGTTATTGCAGTGAAGTTAGTCGAATCACTGACAAATATCCCCTCACTGCCTGGTGATTCACCAAGAACCTCAAAACCTTGCGCACCAAATCCAATCAAACGTCCTGATGAGCCGTTAAAGTTACCTATACTTATCCTTCCAGTTGAGTTATTGACCCTGGAAAATCCATTCATGAAATAAACCTCAGGTATGAAGTTGAAGTCATAAACGTCAATAGCCTTTGTCGGCAATATGAAGGCCTCAGATCCTTGAGTCATTGTTAGTCCGAAGTCTCTAGTGCCATTGGCGGAATTAAACGTGGAGTTACTGCTAAGGCTTCCTGTTACTGATGGCGCTCTTAAACCTGCAGTTATCTCCATTCTCGGTCTTCCGTCATTCAAGTCTATCAAGATACCCTGAGGCATTATTTCCACTCCTTGGTGCCATGATCTTTAACTGATCCAGAGAAGTTTTTGATACCATCCCAGCGGATATCTGTTTCACCTGAAGCTACAACTACACCTCCTTTCCATTTAGCAACACATGAGCCGTTAACTTCAGTCGCGCACCAACCGTCAGGTCGGGGTCCGGAAGAACAACCTACAGTCATGATTACTGCTGCCGCGATTATTGCTGATTTGATGAAGTTAGTCATTTTGTATTCCTTAGTGAGTGTGTTTCGTTTCGATGGAGTAACTATAGCAAAGGATGATTACGGAGTCTTTAGCTATTCGTGCTATTGTATACGCGTAACCGATGTAACTCGGTGTATACAATCTCGTCCGCGGAAAATGGTATACGCGCTGTTACGCCTAGTTACGCATTAGTTACATTAAAATATCTATATATATCAACCTTTTACTCTTATTATTATTATTATTATATATTACTGTGTATATCATGTAACTACTTCTATAGAGTGTTCCGGTTATAATTTTAATATCATGTGGATTTATACAGTATTGCGCGGCAGCTATACCGATGCACCCTTAGCGAGAAACGGTATACACGATATACACACTAGTTACATTAAGCTATATCTGGGCCGAGATGCCAGAAAGCGTAACCATTGGCAATGTCTACACGAAATTACAAGGATTCACGCGTAAGTATGAGTCAACGATTGGCAAAACCAATTGGACTAGCTACCGTGCCGAATATATAGTTAACCCATCGAAAGCAAACAACCAGAGAGATAGAGAAATGACCTACTACATTATCAAAGAGAAAAACAACGCACTGTTCGGCGATTGCTACTTTGGTGGCCCTGCTGGATACACAACGGATAAAAACGAGGCTGACAGATTCGAGACCAAAGAAGAAGCCCGCGATGTTCTGACCGGGTGCTTCACTGAAGAAGATTTGAAATCTGTTAAGGTAGTTAAGGTTAAGGAATAAAATATGGGCTTTAAAGTTTTTACGCGAGAGGAGTTAAGCAGCGAGTCTTACCACTCTGAGACTGATCACATCTCTGGCAGTTCACTTGTCGAGATTATCCAGGGTTCTCCAGCTAAGTGGAAGTTCAAGCAGCGAAACAATGATAGTAAGGCGCTTAAGTTTGGCACTTTATCTCACTGTATGATTCTAGAACAAGATGTGTTCGATAAAGAGTACTTGCGAGCAACCGACCTTGATGCGATTGATGGTTTAATTACAAGTCAGACAGCATTATCGGCAGCACTTAAAAAAGTTGGTGTAGCTGGCACGTCAGGGAAGGGGTATAGCGAGCTTGTAGAGATGATGTATCGCTCTGGTGAGGATTGGAGTGTTAAATGGTTAATTGAGCAGCAGGAGAGCGCCCAAGCGCTTGTGGAGGGTAAGGAGCTGGTTAGCGCAGCAGACTATGACGAAGTGGTCGCCATGCGTGAGGTTCTTTGCAATATTCCGGCATATAATAAAATCGTGAATAGCGAAACGGCGCAGAAAGAGTTATCAATATTTGGTGAGATTCTCGGTGTAGGAGTGAAGATTCGAATAGACCACGTAGATGTAATTGATGGAGTTGTATGCATTACAGACCTGAAGACGACAGCCAGCGCATCACCTCAGGAGTTTGGGAGGCTTGCATTCAAGCACGGGTATCTCGCAAAAATGGCCCTTCAGCACGATGTTTTCGTCAGGGCTTTTAACGAGAAAAGAAGAACAAAAGTAAGGTTACTTGCAATCGAGAAAGAGGCACCTTACTTACCAATGCTTTACAATATTACAGAAGAGCAACTGAAGGTTGGTCGTAGAATGTATCTAGAGGCCCTTGCAACTTACAAGAAGTGCAAAGAGAATGATGTGTGGCCCGGATATGCGATGGGTGCAACAGAGATTGATTTAGATGTACCTGAGTGGGATATGAGGAAATACAGAGATGAACTGGTCTGAAATTTTTGATTACGATGGGGTTAATTTGATATGGAAGATAATGAGCGGAACTAGAGGTTGCATTGGTAAAGTTGCTGGAAATGTAAGTAAGACTAACGGTTATGTAAGGTTGAGGTACGATGGCAGGGAGCACAAGGTTCACAGAATTATATTGGATATCGTAAATGGTAAAATACCTAGTGGTTTATTTGTTGATCACATAAATCACATTAGAAATGATAACAGGATTGAGAACTTGCGATTGGTGAATAGGCAAGGAAATGCCATGAATCAGTCATTGAGAAAAACAAACAAAACCGGAGTTCTGGGTGTTAGTTGGGTGCCAAGGCTATCAAAATATGTAGCAAGAATGGGTGTGGATGGTTACGAGTATCACATTGGGTGTTTTGACTCAATCGAGGAAGCCGCTAGAGCAAGAAAAAGCGAAGAGGTTAAGTTGGGATTTCATAGAAATCACGGAAATAGCACAAATTGCTAAAACAACAATGGATAGCTCAGGTATAGTTATCCCATCAAAAACGAACGAGGTTAAAGATGCAAATTTCAGAATCATGCAAATCAATTTTAAACGCGCTACACACTGCAAAAGCAATGTTTGCAAAGGCTGAGCGCTCTAAGCAGAACTCGCACCTTAAAAACAAGTATGCAACCTTAGATGATGTTTTAGCAGCCGTTGAGCCTGGTTTGGATGAGTGTGGTTTGGTTATGTTTCAAAGCGTCCTAGATGACGAGCAAACTAATAGAATGAAGGTTGAGACAAAGCTATTTCATGCTGAGTCAGGAGAGTGGGTTAGCTTCTTAATGATTGTCCCAATCAGCAAGAATGACGCTCAAGGTTACGGCTCTGCTCTTACATATGCTAGACGCTACGGCATTACAGCAGCTTTAGGTCTTAGTCAGGCAGATGACGATGGCAATCTCGCAGCTAAAGGTGTTAAAGACTTCAAGCGCGAGCTAGAGAAGTGCAACACGCTTGATGAGTTACGTAAAGTCTGGAAAGAGGCCAAGCAATCACTAGACGCGGCGGGATGGAAGGTTTTCGAACCTCACATTATCGAGCGCAAGGCAGAGATTGAAGCCAATGCAGCAACTGGATTCAACCCAGCAACACCAAAGAAAGTTGCAGAAAAAAGTGGTGCTGACGAAAAGGTTGAAGTAGAATCACAACAAATCGACACATTCTAAATAAAACGGGGCTTATGCCCCAACAAAACAGAGAGAAAAGAATGAATGGTAAGAATTTGAGCTTTGAATACTTATCTAAGTTATTCAAAATAGATTCAGATGGAAACCTTTGCAGGAGATTCGCGGTAAAAAAGGCTAAGGCCGGATTAGTTGTAGGAAAGCCGGATCATCTTGGTTATATGTCAATATACCAAGACAATAAAAGACTAAAAGTGCATCGCATTGCATATTGCGTTAACTCTGGAGAGGATTTGCTAGGTAGCTTTGAGATTGATCATATTGATGGTAATCCATCAAACAACAACGTTGCAAATTTAAGGAAATGCAATAGGGTAGAAAACCAACAAAACAGTGGTGCCAATAAAAATAATTCACTTGGATATAAAGGTGTTTGCTTACACAAGAAAACAGGAAAGTACTTCGGTAGATGGATGTACAATAGAAAGTTTTACTCAACAAAGTATCACCTGCTACCTATAGATGCGTACAATGAGTTGTTGGATATAAAATCAAAGTTTAAATCCGAATTTATAAACGGAGAGGAAATGAAATGAGTCACGTAATTACCGGTACAATTCGCCGCCAGCCATTCACAAAAGAAGGCAGCAATTCAAATGGTTTATGGAAAATGTATGCTATAGACTTGTCAGAAAGATATAAGAACAAAGATAATGAAACTTGCTGGAACAATTACAGGGCTGTATTCTTTGCAAAAGAATCAATGCTTGCATGGTATGACGAGGCATTTCAGGAAGGAAAGATTGTTAGCGTAAGTTGCGAAACGTTGGCTGTTGATGTTCGTGATAAGGATGGAAAGACTTACGTAACAATCAACATGAATAACCCGCGACTTGAGTTTAGTCAGCGTGGTGATTCAGCACCACAACAACAACATCAACAGCAACAGCAGCCGCAACAGCAGCAGCAGCAAAAACAACCACAGCAGAATCAGACTTTTGAAGATGATATTCCATTTTGATAGTAAAAACCCCGCATAGGCGGGGTTTTTTTATTGTTAAAAGTTTCTATATACCTCAGTCCACCCCTCTGGCTCTATTAACTCAACCATAATAATGTGTCTAGTTGATTTCAAGGCCACGTCTACTCCTCCTTTCATATAAAAACTTGAACTAGATTTTAATGTCAAAGTGTTTGATGCAGAAGCTGATGAACTCCTTATTTGTATTTGCATCCCGGCTTCCTCAGTGTAGCCAGTTATTCCATCTACACTAGAGCTTGCACTATGAGTTAATCTATATTTATTACCGGGATTTGTATTAAATTGTATCTTCTGGTTACTTCCCGAAACGGTCACATTAACGACAGGATTAATTAATACTCTCGCTAACTGCTTAGTAAACTCAGTTCGACCAACCCCAGAGTTTGGCATTACGGAGTTCCCAATATCAAGGTCTGTAGTTCGCGTTGTGTAGTTACGAAGAGCAGTGGTGTTAACTGCAATGTTTTCCACCCACTGGTTACTACCGCCGCCCGCCTCAATATCTACCCCACCTGTTTGCGTGGTGTTAAGAAGATAAAACATATTAGAAAAACTAGCATCTTGGCTTCCACATGTATTACCAATAACGCGACATGATGAAAGGCTGCCTTGTATAAAGAATGCAGCTAAAGGGATGCTTCCGACAGTAATCCAGTCTTCCATGTTGTAATCGTCACTACCATTGAACCCAGCATCAACATGATTATCCCTAATGATCATGTTAGGGTTGTTGTTTGTTCCAGAATAATGCCCAATAAAAAACCCACCACGACGTATCCTATTGCCATGACACAACACATGACCTGCATTTGAACCACCAGTAATTCGAATTCGCCCGTACTCAATTGCGTTATCGCGAATTGTGATTGATGCGGTCGTCAAGTTTGACGCAACAGTTTGCAGTGTTACACCGCCTCTTATCGTGGCTGTTCCTTCGTACAATGGCTCACACTCGTAAGGGTTGGTTACTGGGATAACTCCAGCACTGCGGAATGTATTGTCATGGATTTCCACATACTGCATATTCTGGCCTGACGAGTTTGGTTCTAGATCTATTTCTCCGTAAATAATATTGTCATGTACTTTCAGGCCTACGACGTCGATAACAGCCATTGCCAAACGGGATCGTGTGCCGCCACCTGATGCGTCCCAGGATCGAATGCCGTTGCCGTAACGCTCCTTAAGTATGCAATTCCTTACTGTTACATCTCTAGAGAATTTTCCTGTTATTGCGCCATTCTCAAGATCTCCACCAAAATAGATGCAGTCACCGTAGAAGTTATCAATGTAAACATTATCGAAAATGACGCTCTTGCATTTATAACCCAACGCGAATGCCTGGTCTCTTTCTCGAGAGGGCGAAGTAGCACCGCCACCGTAACCTATCACCTTCATATTTCGGATGATAACGTTGTTCGCAGCATAAAGCCCGAACAATCTTCCAATATCATCGCAATAGAGTTCGGTTGAGAATCCATCCCCCTCAATAATTACATTCTTTAAACCTGCACCCTCAACACCTAAAGTAACAGCTACGCCACCTGGCTTGTATGTGTTTAGACGCTTAAATCTAAACTTCCCTGACGGGAATCTTAATGTCACATTACCTCCGTTGGAAATAACATCATTGATTGCTTCCTGAAGTGCAGTGACGTTATTTGTTCCGTTAGATACGCCAGTGGTGGGATCAAAGTCACCAACAAGACCGTAATCTGTAACAAGGTTAATAACTGTATTCTGGTAAAAATCAGCAATCGTAGTCGATAAGTTTGATGTAAGACCGCCCCTTTTCAAATTAATGAGTTCACCTCCTCTCTCGGACAAATCATTAATTATTTTTGAGTCAGTCTCATCCCTGGAGTAAACATCAAGGTTCTGCCTTGCTAGTGGCTTGTCAGTTAAGTCTGATAGCGCCAAGTCTTTTCTTAATAGGTTCTGTATGTCAAGTGACGCCGCATAATCTGCCGCCTCCCGCGCTGATGCAGCTGCCGCATCTTTGTCAGCGGATGCGCTGGTTGCACTTGCTGCCGCTGCATTCTTATCGGTGGTCACTTTGGCG